AACCAATTGGCAGGTTTAATTTTAGGGTGGGTTATTGTCTTTTTTATATTTCCTTTTATGGGAATGGAGTCAACAGCAACAACTGCAACAGCTTCATCAGTGATATTCTTTATCAGTAGCTATACAAGAAGTTATGTAGTGCGTAGAATTTTTAATAGGTTAACACATGGCGATATCAACTCGTAAAACAAACCTGATCATAGCAGCATGGAAGACTGGAAAATTTAAGACTCCATATGCTGTGGGAAAAGAGTTTAAAATTGATAGGAAGACTGCACAGAAGATTATAGATGGAATCCCTCAATCAAATGCTGACATAGTCGAGGCTTCAGTAGTAGTAGAGAACGCAAAAAAATCCCTCAAAAATCCCGTAGAAATTGAAGCCATAGAAAGAGAAGTGAAGAGAAGGACTGAACTCACTAAGACAAAGGACCTCATAGAAGAGATAGCATTCAAGTCAACACTCAAGAATGTAGTGAAAGTGAATACGGACCTAGACAGTAAACTTCTAAGCTCAAGCGACAGGAACAATCATCAACGAACATTAAAAGCAGCACTCGAAATGACTCAAGAGAAAAAAGACGGAACGAATATCAACATCAGTAATACAAATGCAATGCAAACAAATATAGCAGGGAAAAACTTCAATGACTTCTATGACGAGGACTAAGCAAGAATTAAACACGAATGTTATAAGATAGTGATAACTTAAAAAAGGACGGATAGAGATGGCGAAATATGGAACAGACGTAAACATGGAGTTTGGAACAACTCTAAGATTTAAAAAAGATTGGGTACTTAATCCGATAGTTACTTTTGAAAAAGGCGAGACAGTAAGAGTAGCTAACTACGTGCACAAATACTATGTGGAACTACACCACAGACAACTTTCAGACTTGCCTAAAATGAGAGTAGAATTGATAGATGATTATTTAGAAGAAGTACCTAGCATTTCTTTAGAACTTTTAAAAAGTGAAGATGGAAACGGATTCAACATTTATCACAATGATAGCAAGGCAGGATATATTACTGATATCGAAGGCATAAGCGAAAAGACAGTTATTAAACTGGAGGTCAAATAATGGAATGGCTACTAACATTATACTTCACTGCTTACGACCACCAAGAAATGATAATGGACCGATATGCAACCAAGCAAGAGTGTGTCAAAGTGGCCCAGACTATAAATGTTCTCAGAGGGAAAGATAGAAAAGATAGTAGCGGAAAGTATGACTACTTGTACGAATGTATTGAAGTTGAGAAGGACGACTAATGAAAGAAGCACCAGAACTAACATACGGAGAAGCTAAGAAGTCTTTGCATGGGATATGTGAATGCAGCTTAAGAACCAAAGTACTCAGTGATGGGTGCTCTGTATGTAATCCTAAACAAGCACTGGAATATGCTACGGAAACTATAGCAGACCTAGAAGCAGACCTAGAGTTAAAAGCGATAGCACTAGAAGCACAACTAGATGAGATTAAGAGACTAAAAAATAAACTCAGCCTATCATTAAAACAAACAAAAAAGTACATAAATATGTACCACGACCTCTTAGAAGAAAAGGACTAATCAATGTTTGAACACCACCCACAAAAATCATTTAAAGTAACAGCAACACATAAAGACACATTAGTAGCAGTCGAAGCAGAAGACCTAAACGGTTATGACTTAGGCTTTGCAGGTATCATTCTACTGGGTTTAATAATAGTGTTAGCAATATACAAAAGCAATAGGAGCTAAAATGAGAGAAATCAAAATCACACAAAACAATGTAACGGACCAATGGGAATGTTTCGTAGACGGAGAACTTATCGCCAGAGCCAATGACATCAATGTAGTATCGAAGAAGTTATGTAAGTATTTGAAAGGGCAGACGAAGTGAGCAGAACACTATTAATCAAGGGAACATATTTTATAGACAGACGGAAAAGGAGAAAGTGATGATCAACATCATACTAATTATAATCTTCTGCATACTTTGTCTCTTTATTATTTCTGCTTTAATCGGAATCCATAAGCCTCAGTATAATACAAGATATTATCGAGGGAACTTTTATATAGATTCTTTTTTAGCTAGTGTGACAGCATTCATATACATGTGGGTAAACGGTATATGAAACTCAACCCTGCCCTAAAAGATGTCTGGAAAACCAAAGCAGACCTTAAAATTATCAAAGGTGGACGTGCGAGTTCGAAGACACACGACACTGCAGGTATAGCTATTATATTTGCTTCAAAGTACACGGTCCGATTCTTATGCATTAGACAATTTCAAAACAAGATAGCAGAATCAGTATACGCAGTACTCAAGCTCAAGATAGAAGAAGCAGGACTGGAACACGAATTCGATATGCTGAAGACAAGTATCAGACACAAGATAACTGGCTCGGAGTTTTACTTCTATGGTATTCATAGGAACATCGCTGAGATAAAAGGATTTGAAGGTGCGGACATTTGTTGGATTGAAGAAGGCGAAGGTTTAACAAAAGAGCAGTGGTCCATTATAGAACCAACACTGAGAAAAGAAGGTGCTGAGGCTTGGATACTTTATAATCCTAGATTGATAACAGACTTCGTGGAAACTTTCAAACACAATCCAGAGAACGGTGTGATCGTAAGACACATTAATTATGATGAGAATCCATTTCTAAGTAGCACAATGACAGAGAAGATAGAGAGACTCAAGAGAGAAGACTATGACGAGTACGAACACATCTATCTAGGAGTACCTAAACAAGACAACAATGAATCAATCATTAAACGTTCATGGCTTGAAGCTTGTGTTGATGCACACTTGAAACTAAACATAGAACCAAGTGGCCAGAAGACTATCGGCTTTGATATTGCAGACTCTGGAGAAGACAAGTGTGCATACGTTAGAAGATATGGCCAACTGGCATGTGAGATTAAAGAGTGGAAAGCAGAAGAAGACGAACTCAATAGAAGTGCGAGGAAAGTATTCAATGCAGCAAGTCGAGAAGAATGTCTAATCGTTTATGATTCAATAGGAGTAGGAGCAAGTGCAGGTGCAAACTTCCGAGACTTCAATACTGCCAAAGGTGGATCCGTTAGAAACATTATGTATAGAAAATTTAATGCAGGAGATAAAGTCCAGAATCCAGATAGAAAGTATGGAGACACTGACATAAAGAACAAAGACTTCTTCTCAAACCTAAAAGCTCAAGCTTGGTGGGATATTGCAGAGAGATGTAAGAAGACTTATAATGCAGTGACAAAAGGTGACAAGATAAATGAGGACGAGATTATATCCTTGAGTTCAGACATGGAAAACTTAAGACAGCTTATAGAAGAACTCTCAACTCCACAGAGAGACTTTGACAAAGCAGGGAAAGTAAAAGTAGAGAGCAAGATAGACCTAGCGAAAAGGAAAGTGAAGTCACCAAATATAGCCGATGCATTTATTATGTCATACTTCAACGTGAAGTCATCTGCAATAGAAGCTATGATGAGATAGAAAAACTATGTTATAATGTGCCAATAAAAAAGGATGCAATATGGCAGCAGTTCTCCCAATTAATATAAATATTACTACAGCATACCAAGATATCACAGCTGATATATTATCAATGGACTTAAGTGTCTTTGAAAACTTCACGATATATAATGACAGTGGTCCAAGACTAGAACTCATTATAGATGGAACAGGTGTCGCTGTTATAGATGACACGTACAATGGACAAGGCATTGACATAGAGAGCGAAGCAACTGAAACATTTAATTACATGCCTTCATCTAAGTATTACATCCGAAATGAAGTCGGAGATGGTACACGCATAAAACTTAATAGATTAGGTCTGATAAACATACACAATGCAGACGTGCACAGTAGAATTATTAATAAGTATATGCACCAACATACAGCTATAGTAACAACTCTAACAGCAGCTGTTAATCCAGACGGATCACAATATCAAATAGAAGTAGCAGATGCGACAGGGTTCGCTGTTAACGATTACCTTCATATCAATACAACATCAATCGAGACAACACATCCAACCATTATAGCTATATCTAATGCAACAGGACCGTCAACATTCACACTAGATAGAAGATTAGATATAGGACATGCCATAGGTGATGAGATTAGAAAAACAATCGTTGATATGTCTTTACAAGTTGGAACACTAGCAGTACCTCAAGAGTACTGGGTAGGACCAGAACCAGGAGAGGTGTGGCACTTAACTAGATTCTTATTTGAGATGACACATCCAACAAGTGGAGACTTAGGTAAGTATGGTGGAATAGCAGCACTTACAAATGGAACAGTACTTCCGGGTTACAATCAAGAAATTGGAGTTCTTGGATTCAATCCGAGCATGAATTCCGCATTGGGTGGGTTTATATTTGGCCAGCAAAGGTACGATTGGTTTGGACGTGAGACAGGCTACAATGTGGCGGATGTCGCGGTGAATAATAGATCGGAAGAGC